TCCAGCTATTTTTGTACTGCCCCTCTTGGAGGACAGCGGTACCTTTGGGATTGAGTAGATTCTTTAGCCAGTGCTTACCTGGTCTAGTAGTGGCATGGAATGAATAGGCCTTGTCCCCATCAATCAGAAAGATATTGTCACAGAAAGTATTGGGTACATAGTCTTTTGTTCTGATTCCAACCAGGTGAAATCTCTCCCACTGGTATCCCTTGATGGCAAACTTTTCCTGCAGCCAGGATAGGTTACTTATTGTCAGCATTCAGCTTTTGTATTTTCTTATGATAATAGATGATGGTCATAACTCCCACAACAATAGCCACTAGACCAGCAATGATCTTGACAATAATTTCCACTTGCTCTAGGTTTGCTACTGATGCCATGCTTATTGATGTGATTGCACCTATTGTACCAGGTGTGTCGTTATTTGTTACCATTATTCTCTCTTTTTTTTAAGTCATTCATCATCTTGTTGTAGAAAGATTTCATTTTCATTTCATACTCTTTCCTCTTGTCTACTTGACTGGTAGGAAGTCTTTTATTGACCATCGTAGTGTAGATTGTTTTAGACCTTGTGAGTACATCAATCCAGTCTGTGTATACAGTTGGGTATACGGTGACTGATCGGGTGATGTATTGCTGCTATATTCCGGAAATAAAGATACATTTTGTCGGATGTAGTCTAGCATTCTCTGTGTGTAATATCTTGCGTTGTCTTTTGCTGCATCCATGAGCTTGTACAGTTCACTCTCGCTGATGCTTGTGGCATTCTCACTGTCTCTGCTGACTATATTACCATTGTCATGCTTGTATACTAGCAATGGATATAGCTCAATCATGGTCCACCACACTAGCATCTTTCTCACATATTGGTCAATGAGTGTCTCATAGTCCCCTGCAAGGGTACCAGCTTGTGCATCTGCCTTAAGTTTATTAGTCAAATCAGTACCTAGATAGTTGACTAGATACTTATCTTGAGCAAGATAGATGCATGGTCTGATGATGGCAGTGTCCACACTGTCATTTATTGCTGTATATTTCTTGATGAATGTCTCATCAATAAGTAGTATTTCCGGTAGTACTGCCATTTTATTATCCGTATTTTAGTGATCCTCTGCCTGGTCTGTTAATTGGTGCTATTCCCTCTATTCCTTTGGGCTTTACATAAGGTACATTCCCCACTCTCTTATCATTGTCAAGCCCCTTGTTAGGTAGGAACTTTCCTTTCTCTTGTTTTCTAAAGTATATCTGACGCCTCCAGTGATGATGACAGAAGGCTCCCCCGACCCAACGGAAGATATCGTAACTACTCTGCCCTGCAGGAGCGAACTCAGCATTCACTCCATCATCACTCATCTGTTGAATGTCCTCATATTTGAACACTGCACCAGCTTTTGACATTGCTACCATCTCAATACAGAAGTCTCTGCTATTAGCTGATAGATTTTGACTGTATGCATATCTGAGCTTGTATAGTCCAGCATCACCCCACTGACTTCTCTCTGACTCATCACCCTTAGCATAGCTATCAAGTGACTGACATTGGAGTACAAAGTCCTCCTCAGCTAGTGGATCAGTGACTTTCTCGTCACTAAGTAACTCCCACTCATCACTGATGTACTCAGCTTTCTCTTTTAGCTGTTCAATGAATACCTTGCCTTGCTCGTCAGTGAAATCTTGCTGTTCAGCATCCGCAAGTATTATCTTTTTTTTTTCAGACTGCTGAATGACTGTAGTCTCAGCTTGCATCTCTATGATATCATTCTTTTCAATGGTCACTTGTGATGGTACTCCATTGAATGCTAGTATCTGCTCTACTGCATCTGTGATGATACGCTGAAATGGCTCAATTACTTGCTTTGTGAATACATACAATGCAGCCTTAATCTCATCAGTATTAGACCCTAGTCCATTGCCATCAGTTCTCACTCCCATAAGTAAAGGTGATGTCACTCTGTGGGCTACAATGATTTGAGAGGTAGCCTCTTTGGATAGGTACTCATATTGCTTATCAGCATCAGTGACTGGAAATGGCTGTATCACTGGTGCCTCATCTTTACTCTTAGTGAATGTGATGAGGAACTTACCAGCGTTCTGAGTGCCTGATAAATTTCTCTCAATCTCTCTAGAGATAATTCTCTGAGCTTCGGGTGATGGCTCACCGTTGGGGAAGTTAATGTGAAAGGATGGAAAGAAACCATTGAGTATATTGTTCACATGGTACTCACTGATATGTCTAGTCAGTTCAATCCAATCTTTACTACTGATATAATCGGGACGAGGATAGTACAATGATCCCACACTATGCAGATGGAAGAAAAGCACTTGTCGTGGTGATTGATCTTCGGGATTGAAAAGAGGTACATATTCAGGCTTATTCTTTTGCTTTCTGATGTCTTGCCAGTCTCTACTATACCATACTCCACATACATGATCTTCTTCATCTGATATAGCTAGTCTCACATTCTCAAAAGGCAAGTGATTTACTTGCACAATGCGAGTGTGGTCCATGCTGTAGATAAGCTCCCAATAGACTCCACCTTGTAGCTTTAAGTCTAGTGCAGATGAGCCCAATATATTGTCTAGCTCAAGCTTTGCGATATTCACCTGGCTAGCTGGATTCTCACTCTTGAAACCTTTACCAGCTATCATGAATGAGATACTATTGACTAAGCTACCATGCACTGGAGAGGACTGATAAAGGTCTATCAAATACTGAGGCATTGCATTTCCCTCTCCCCATTCAACCCACCCCTTTGTAGTCTCTTTCTCTACTTCCTCTACTTTGATATATTTAGCAAAAGCTAAGTTGGTGATGTTATCCATTGTATATGTAGTCTGATGGTGTAGTAAATGATGGAGTCTGATAGTAGGTCACTCCCGTTGTAGCTTCCATGAAACCTTCCTCTACCAGTCCCAAAGATAATGATGGGTCTAAATTAGTCCCACTATTTTGTGCATAAATGTTGTAACAATATCTGCCTGGATCTACAAGCAAGATACCCCCATTCAAGGGGTCATTGACATTGGTGTCAAATTGCAAGTGAGTAACTCTGTTGTTCTCACTTAGTACTGTTGGAATGAAAAAATACTCCTTACCAGTGTTCTCATGCACGAGCTTCACTAGGTAGTGAGTATAAGTAGCAGCCAAGATCAGCTCCCCCTCTTTTAGAGAGAGGTAAGCTGTCTGTGCGGCTGTATTAGTTTGTACATAAAACATGCTACTGCTTAGAGAGTAGGTGCGTCTATTGTACCATCAAAGTCACTCACGATAGAGTCAGCTAAGCGATATGCTTTGTGTATCTCCTCAGCAGTGAAAGTGATTTTGTATCCGTTGAAATCAATCTTAGTAGTACCAGTCTCAGTAGACTCAGTAGCTACCTCTGCACCATCCTTGTAACCCATTAGCCAGTAGTTATCATTGTTGTCTTGTACAATGATCACATGACGGCCTCTGCTGAATGTGTCAAGCTGTAATCTGCGAGCTGCAGAAAGCTTAGTGAACTGAGCAGTTAAGGTCTGAGTGTAGAAAATAGTGTTGTTCTCTTTTGATACAGTTGCTGCCTCCACAAAGTTTCCAGTGTGAGGCTTCATGTTGTAAGTCTCCCAAGTAGCTGCTGGGAGTGCAGTGATTTGTTCTGTTGTGGGATCTATTGTAGCTGAATCAGTAATTGTAGCGTATGGACCAATCCAAAAGGCCTTGATACCACCTACATAGTTTTTGCAGTCTACTAGAAAACCCGCTGTTGCTAAACATGCCATTTTTTTAATTTTTTATTGTTAGTATCTATAAAAAAGGCGGAGCCAAATACCCCGCCCCTTTTTATGTTAGATGTGTTAGTCTTAGAATGCTACAGCTACATCACCAGCGAAACCTACTTGAGTACCAAAGCGGTATCTCATGGCCATTCTCACATTATCAGATGCGTCAGTCAAGCTCATATCTACCACCTTAACCTCATTCAAGTCAGATACTAAGTCAGTACCAACGAATAAGTTCTCAGGCTGAGCGAATAATAAGCAGTCATTTGAGAAACCTGGACATACATAGATTTCATATCCATATACTTGCTTCATGATAGCGTTATCAGCAGGCTGAAGTGGACCTCCAGTACCAGCAGCCATACAAGCTTGTAAGTACATTTGGAAAGTCTTTCTGCTCATGTAACACTTAGTGTTAGGTGATCCCATGATAGATGCAGGGATAACAGCTACTGTATTATCAATGTTAGTCATGATATTACCAGCACTCAAAGCAGCAGTGATGTTATAGTCAGGAGTTCCAGACTTAGCGTCAGAGATTTGCTTCAACAAACCATTGAAAGCAGTGTATCCACTAGCTCCACCTACTGATCCCGAAAAATTACCTACCCACAAGTTGAACTCAATCTGCTCAGAGATTTTGCCAGCTAAGTAAGTCAATAAGAAGTCAGCGAAGTTAGCAGGGATAACATCATTGATGAAACCACGACCAGTCTGCATAGCTTCCCAGTCTTGAGCAAATTGCTCTTTACATACTTCGATGTTAGTCTTCAAATCAGTTACAGTCAATACAGCCTCAGCCAATGTCAATGCAGATGATCCTACACTGAAATCACAACCGAAAGGTGATGAAGATTGTACCAAGTTAGCAGAAGATAATTTCTTCAATACTGCCTTGAATTTTACATTTTCTTTGACTGTTACATAGCGGTTAGCGATGGTATCTCCAGTCAAAAGAGCAGCATGCAAATACGGTAAGGCTAATTCACCTGCGTATGTACTGCTAGAGATTGTTAATGTACTTGCCATTTTTTTCTATTTATTAAATTATTTATTTGCGATAATTGCCTTGATGCGATCTGCAGCACTCTTGTACTCGATCATTGGCTTGATTTCTTTCTTAACTGCTGTCTGCTTCACAGATACAGCTGCTGCTTGATTTGATAATGCAGAGTATGCAGCTTTCACTGTGTCAAGCTCTTTAGCTACCTCAGACATCTCAATCTCTTTGCTAGAAAGTATCTTTTGAAATTCGGCCTTTAGTTCGGTGATTTGTTCGGTGATTGCAGTTAATGCATCATCTACATATTGCTTTGTCAATACCTCAGCTTGTTCTGATTGCTCAGCCTCTACTGTCACCTCTACTTCTACTTCATCCTCTTTAGGAGTAATAGCTGAAACTTTGCCCTCAAGTACTGAAAGCACAGTGCCATCGGCCACAATATAGTCACCGTCAGCAACAGCCACAGGATTGCCATCAGCATCCTTAGTGTAAATTTCAACCCCAAGATCCCAGCTCTCAGCCGGTGTGAATACGATAGTGCCATCTTCTAGTGCTGTTTCTACCATGAACTTTAGAGCCTCTGCAGTCTCCTCTTTTGTTACCTCAGCAGACTCATCCACTGAGAGCTTTATGTTATGTGCTGAAAGCTTCTCTTGAGCTTTAGCAATAATCTGATAAATGCGGTCTTTTACTTCCATGTGTCTTAGTATAAATGTCTATTTTCTTTTTTCAAATATCTTCTCAATCACTGACAAGCCTAGTCCTCCCCCTGCTATTAAGCAGAGTGCATCATACATGAACTCTGGACATATTTTGTCCTCATCAGCAGTTGTTGCAATAAATGCAAGGACTATCACAGTGGCAGTACAGATAAGAGCTGCAAATCTCTTGGAGCTCATATCGTCATTGGCACTGATAAGCTTTTTCATTAGCTCTTTCATGGATGCTCTAAGATGTTAAGCTCCTCAATCATCTGATCTAGTATCTTCTCTACCTCGTACTCATCCATCATCTTCTCCTCATTCTCTAGGAAGTAGCCCTCTAGTGACCATCCTTTGAATACTCCATTCTTGACATCTTGCCACAAGCCATCATCCTCCACATGCCCTCCAATATACCAGGTGCCAATGGGTGTAGTGAAACCCAATGCAGCTGACTTATCTTTCTCAGCATCTGCTTGTATCCAGGTCTCTACTATGTTCACTCCTTGCACTGGTATGGCATGCTCTACATTGGTGTATTGGTGCATGCTGTTTCTCATGTACTTCTGAGCAATAGCTTTAATAGTCTCTGCTTTGTAGGTAGCCATCCACTCCTCCTTAGTCTTGTCATTGTAGCGGTAGATAAGTTGGTCAGGGATCATGACTGGACCATACAACATCCTCTGCTCTCCACTCTCTACAGCTGCGAACTTTAGCTCCTCTACCTTCTCTTGAGCAGATAGTGCTATCCAGTTGACCAGGATGGCAGGATTCTCTACAAGTGACATGCAATAGACTCCAGTCTTTTGATCATCATCATTGATAACATACTCAATGATCTTCATTTTCTTTTTATCTTTTTCCATAATTATCCTCCTCCTAGTATAGATGCAGTATTCTTTATTTTAAATTCAGCCTGCTGTGCATTGCTCACTTGACCAGCTAGTACATAAGTCTGTAAGGGTGCAGTATTGACATTGCCTTGTAAGAATGAAAGATTGAGGGCACTGGGTGATTGTGCTGTTGGTGCAGACATAGCTGCTCCTCCACCACCTGAAGGTGATGGTGAAGTACTAGACTGAGCGTTTGGTGATTGATATTGCGTGGCTGCTATCTTTGCTATGTTAGCAATACCAGTAGCACTTGCGAAAGCTAAAGATGCAATACCAGCAGGATTGGGAACTGCACCAATAGCTACTGGAGATGATGCTAAAGATGCATTGATACTTTTTGCCAAGTCAATGACAGCTCCTGCCAGTTGCATTTTCTTATTGAACTCAAATTGCTTTCTAGCTAGAGCTTCATAAGCAGCAGCACCAGCTACTGTCTCTTTATCTATTCTGCTCATTTTAGTAGCAAAATATGCAGCCCCTACATCAGATATAGCTTGCTCTCCCTCTTTTGCTAATTTTAAAAGCTTATCTCTTTTATCAAATTCGGCATCTCTTAACTTTTTAGCATTATCTATCTGATGCTGTGTAGCTTCATCGGACCTCTCCAATAATTGACTAACATAAACTTTATCATATCCATCAAGTTCTTCATAAGCAGTCTTAGCTATCTCAGTCTTTTCTATTGCTCTCTCTCTTTCCTTGTCAGTTAGATCTTGACCTAGCTTACTCATCTGCTCAGTCTGAGCTAAAGCCATCTGATAATCTTCTGCATCTTGCTGAGCATTGAAATCAGATAGTGCCTTTCTTCTATCTATTGTCTCTTTCTTTCTTTTTTCTTCCTCTTGTTTTTTCTTTTCAGCTGCTGCTTTCGCTTTCTCTGCATCCTCTTCAGCCCATTTCGCCTCTTGATCTCGTAATTTCTGATTGTATGTAAGTCTTATTTGATTCTGTGTATTTAAGTCATTGATACCTAAATCAAATGCCTCCTTAATAGCTTGCCTTTCCGCATCTTTATTTAATTTCCTAAATCTGTCTCTTTCACTTAATCTACTTAACTCATATTCACTTTCTAATTTCTCCTTGAATTTGACAGTTTGTTCAGTGACTTTTTGAGCATCATTGGCGTATTCTATCTCTATTTGATTCTTTCTTTTTGATAACTCTTCATATCTTTTTTGATATTCTTCCTCAGTTAATTGAGCATTCATTTTCATTTGCCCAATTAGATACAGTTGAAGCTCAATATCTTTAAACTCTTTTTCTCTCAGCTTTTGATTTCTTTCAAATTCTCTGCGAGTTGTTAGATCATTTTGTGCTTGATATAACTGTTCTTTCCTTTGTCTATCTTCAATGGCTTTGTCTATGGAGGCCACAAATTTCTCCATCTTTTCCTTCTGACTCTGCATGTATGCATTCATAGCCACAGCAGCTGCAGCAATAGTGGCTGCTACTAGGAAAAGAGGATTGCTCAATAATGCTTTTCCAACATTGACAAAACCTTCTGCCATTGATTTCAAACCATCTTTGAAGCTTTTTATATCTACCCCTTTGATGTTTTCACCAACCCTTTTCAATGATTCACCAAACCCTTGCAAGTCAAGCTCCATAAGCTGACCTCTAGCAATACTTAAGTTATTACCAAAGCTTGTGATAGCTGGTCCAGCATTGGCATTGACTGCCTCTTTCACATCTTTCATCCTATCCCTCAGCTCACCAGCTTTCTGAGATAGTTTCACGAACTCTTGAGAGCCAGCATCTAGACCAGCCATCTGATCTTGTACCGCCCTTAACTCTGTCTTTATGCCTCTAAGGCCACTTAATATCTCATCAGCCATATTGCTCCGCTTACTATTGTACCTATTAGTATAAACACTATTGAGTAATTGATGAGCTTAGTGATGTACTTGCTCATCTTATTCTTATACTTACCTTTCGCGATAGCACCTACCTCAGACTCCGTTGGTAGTTTCTGTTGTAGTAGTGCTAGTGCCTCTGCTATCTGTGCAGGATCTATCTTGTCTATTGTCATTCTGTTCCTATTTGCGTGAGTATCACTTGTGCTGTCATGTAAATTTGAGGAGTGGGATAAGACGCAGCTCCAGTGTTCTTTACTTCTAGGTCAAGTATTGCATTGTTCACAGCGTTGGTATTCCATCCTAGCTCAAAAGTTCCCAAATTGGTATCTATATCTATGATAACATTGTGCGGATTGTCTCCTGCTGCTATGCCTCCTTTATTGTACGCAAAGCTGTATGTACGAATACTGTAGTAGTCTGTTGGCTCTAGTCCTGATCCTAGTACACTTGTCAAAGTAGTACAAGTAAGTACTACCTCTGCAGTGTAGATAGCATTCTCTAAAGTCAAGAATGAGCCTACTACAGTAGTCATAGCTGCTGATGTGAATACATCTTTAGCATGCCATACCATTTGACCACTTGCTGATCTATTGACTAGAACTCCATCACTACCTCCACCATACCACACTCCCTTATTCTGTACAAGCAAGTCCTCTCCCCCTACTATGCTATTCTTTGCAGCTCCAGTCACAGTCAAGCTTTTACCAATTACGATAGTTCCGGTAGCTGATGGATCTTTCTTTCCACCAATGTTAGTGAATTGATTGAGAAAGCTAGAGGTCACTCCTAAAGATGGAGAGATAATAGGATCTTTGATGCCTCCCTGATTCTGACTTTTGTAGCACATATTCAGTGTACTATCCCAATAGTATCCTATCTGCTCACAGCATACTTGACTACCTCCATTGAGCCACTGCACTGAGCCATCTTTCTCAATAGCTATGGCAGTATCTACGCATAGATTCGGTAAGTCTACCCCACTCAATTTCTTAATCAATGTCACAGAGGTACTTTGATTCATCCCCATATTGTAGCCATCTACTGATAATACTCTCCAGTAGCTGTTGAATAAGAAAACACTGTCATTGAAGTTCAAGTTCAAGATGTCGGTGACATTAAGATTGAATTGAGCAGTGAGTACTTTGCTCTCCTCACTATACAGCTCTTGCAGGTAGTTATTGTAATACTTGAAATACATAGTATTTACCGGAGCTGATGTGATAGGATGGAGAGGTATCTCCTGAGCAAAGTTCAAGTCATTTGTTGCCAGGTCTACATAGACATGATCATAGTGACCAATAAAGGGGACATACAATAAGCTACCATAAGCACTGACATTTCCACCAATAGGTCTGAGTCCCAAAGTGTCTAAAGCATCAAAAGAAAAATAGAATAATCTAGCATCGGGATATACCCACTTGTACTCATCATCTACGAACTTAGGAAAGTAAAAATCTATATTACTTGCGTTGGGAAAAATCTGATTAGGAGTAGTGCTTGCTATTACTTCTACTTTATTTTCTCCCACTGTGAAATCACTAGCGGTATCATACAAGTTCAGTGATCCAAATACTCTGCCAACTGACTTATATGCCTGACTTGCTACATCTGCACCCTCGCTAAATGTGAACTTCTGCTGTCTTGTCTGATAGTCTGATGATGGTACTATTATCATTTCACCCATCTCATCTATCTTAGTAGTCCAGTCTATTGTACCCCCACCTCCTAAGTACTCATTCATGGTCATGATGTCAATCACTCCATAGTTGCTATAGTTAGGGATGGCTACTGCGTTGGTCAGCTTCATGATGTCGCGTAGGAAATCAAGTAGCTGATAATTTTCAGGTGCCATGTCAGGCAAGCTGATAGCATTGGATAAGGTTAGATTGTACTTCTGCAATGTCCACTGATTGACTTGAGCAATAATGTCTATTGTCCCTCCTGCTGTTGGATCACCAACAGATGCGAATGCTACCTCTACATAGTCCCCAGCATTAAAGAATACAGCAGTGTCCTCATTGGCTGCAGCATTATTGATGAACACTGGCACTACTATCTCATTGCTTGTAATGACTGGAGCTTGTGCTGTATAGCTTGCTATATCCACATCAAGAAAGGGAGATTCAAATTGAGGATATACACCCCCACCTGATATTGAGTTGAATGCTGAGTAAAAGTCTGTACCATTGACTAAGAAACCTGGTACAATAGGAAAGGCAGGGCTGGTAGGTGTACCCCCTACATCACCCCTGATACTGCCAGTGATCTTGAACTGATAGTACCCATCATCCGGTATGACATAACGGTTATTCAGTGTATCAAAGTTGCTGCCTATATCTATGACATCATTGAAAGCTATTCCAGTGATGGCTGTGTATAGATTGCCAGTAAGTACTGCAAAAGACAAAGTATCATCAGTGAAGTTAGTTCCTTTCCACTCAATAGCTGCAGCATTGTCTCTATATTTTAGAGTGCCATCCTTACCAATAAATGGCATGCACATCTTGTCTAGCTCAGCTTGTACATCTGTGCTTAACTCTATCTTTCTATTATTATTGCCAGCTAAAAAGTTATTGATTCTGTCAATGAGATAAGTTCCTTTAAGACATGGAGTGAGGTCAGTGACATCTATCCTATTGGAATTGCTCATAGCTGTATATGATGCATTGACAAATGTACCTGCATAGTTGGAAGGCCATGTGATAAATTGCTGACCTCTGTCTATTAAGGTCCACATCAGCTTATGATCACTGTAGTCATTTCCTCCAACAATACCACCATCATTGACTAGCCATACATTGTCATAGGACATCTGATGCTCAGCATCTGAATATACTAGGTCAGAAAAGTCTAGGTCTTTCAAGTTAGTACCTAAGTCTACCGAATCACCAAAAAACACGATAGAAAAATCAGACATCTTGCCATTCTTGATAAATGACTTTTTGAACTGGACAAAACCTTCCGACACTGGTATAGTATCGACAGTCAAAACTGCTTTGAACTTTCTGCGTATATCATTTGATCCTATTATATTGAAGTCACTCTGCAAGCCGAATAGATTACAGTTGTTTTGAGTAGCTGGTATCCTGAACTCTTGACTATACACATCACCAGCCTCTAGCGTAGTGATGCTGTTAAAGTTGAAGTTCATAGAGATTGTGTCCTGACCATACAGATCGACTATAAAGCCATTTCTCTGCTGATCATAGACAGTGAGTATCACATCATTCATAGCTTGTATTGTAGTTTATTGCTTGATAGTCTTGTGCATACTTGAGCTTCAGTGTCAGATTGTACTTAGTGCTATTGCGTTCCCTTCTCATGATATAGCTGTTATCAGTCACTATCATTGGGATGTAGTCACCTCTGCCATCATAGTTCACTATGTGTACTACCTCTGATACCATTAAGCTCTCTAAGTATACGAACTCCTCCTCTGTGATCCAGTCACTTGTCACTGTCAAGTACTTAGTGACCATGTTTTCTCTGCTCACATATTGCCTATTGTCTGACCAGTCTGTAGTCAGCATGCCTGGAGTCTCTAAACCATCACCCAGTCTACCATAGTTTCCAAAGGGCTTTTTGTATTCAGTCCTTTCAATGTCTATGCTGTTCTGATTTGTCTTGATAAAGTTGTAGTAGTTCCATCCTCCTTTCTTTCCTATCCACCCTAAAGGGATTGGATTGTGATCACAGTCTATATCTTCAATCACAAATAGCCACTTGGTACTGCATATTGCATTATTGGTAGAGTCTTTTACTTGCAATGTATAGAATGCAGTAGTAGCTGGTATGCCACCAGTTCTCAAGTATGTTATATTTCCAGCGAATGCCGGAACGAGTGCCACACCACCAGGTTCAGGCTTGAATACAAATGAGGTAGTGTCTGTTATCAATAATAAACCTGAGCTTGTGTAGAACTTTAGCTCTACATATTTGTTATTTATGTCCTGCTCTGAGCTAAATGTACCATCATCTGCATTGATACAAAAGCTACCCATGTTATTGGGCAGAGTAGGTACAAAGGTCACTCCTGATCTGAATGAGGGAGGTACCTTTGATGCTAGTCTCTGATAGTATGTGCTAGATGTGAGGTCATTGAAACCCTTACCAGGTGAGCTTGCGCTATTATTCTGATTAAATGAGAATGCATTATCCCATCCCCAAAATGCCATGAGGTTTATTTGCTGGGGACCAATAGCATCGGGATCTTGCGTGAATACTCCAGCTACTTCCCATCCTTCATAAACCTCTATGGCAACCTGAGTATTCATATTGTTTGCAAAACTGATCAAAGATGCAGATGGACTATCAGCTTTCGTATTGTGAATATATGGAAAGTTCAATAACTCATCTACTATCCCTCTGTAGTATAGAGCATTGATAAGGTGAGGTCTAAGATTGATGATGCCCCTACCATAGGGATTGGGATGGACATATAAATTAGTAGTTATGGCAATGCCATAAAAATCTGTCACAGATATATTGACAATATACCTAAAACCATTCTGAGTATATTCAGTGCTGAGTGCTGTGACCACATTATCTATACCACCCTTGCTGACATTGTCATAGGTGATAATTGTCTGTGATGTCCTTTGTAATGTTAGTGCCATTGCTTATGCTTTTTTAACTAGTCTGAAAGTATTGAGTAATTCTACTTCAATGTCCTTTCCTACACTATTAAGTATATCAGGACCCATTGCCTTGAGTGTATCTAAGTAGGCATATTCAAAGTAGTGCAAGCCTACTCTACCTCTCTCTTGTATTGCTTTTGCTATTGCGTATGCTATGCCCTCTCTCTTGCTCTTTGATGGCTTGCTGATGAACTTACCATTCTCATCTCGGAACTTGATGTTCTTGCGCTCCATCCACTTGAATATCATTTTTGAGGGAGGCATCTTTGCAGTTGTCGCATTCTTGGAGGGCATGTAGTAGGGATCATCAGTGGGCATCCCCTTAGTTCCTTTCTGTCCATGCTCTATTGCCATTGCGTACTGCTTAGCTGCACCCACCACAAAGAATGAGAGAGTCATGTCCTTATTGACTTTCCCCCTTAGTCCATCCTTGAGCTTACCACTAGCCACAAAGTTCTTTGAGATAGTCTTGCTCACCTTGAACTTTGATACCTTTTGTGTGGCACCAATGTTACGCTGAGCTTCCTGGACCACCTCAGTGACGAACTCTTGCAGCAGTGCTTTGAGATTGTTAAGCTCCACAAAAAAGTGTATAGGCTGTGTTAGGATCTGCAATGAGTAAAGCTATAAAGGCATCTATACCTTTGGCTGCTAGTGCTGTGGTGAACTCAGTGTTAGAGTCCTCCCATGCAAAGCAGATAGTACCCCATTGTCCATCTGTTGGTATGGTCAGCTCATTGATACCGCCATCCTTTTGAGTAAGTGTATAATTCATATAGTAACCATTATTGATAGTGAAATGACTGGAGTGCTGTTGGCTGCTGCATTGTTCTGAACTTTTACACTTGCCAAATCTCCTGCGCTGAATGCTATTGATGTAGCGGTATTCGAATAAGTTCCACCAATACTGCCTGCAGCTATCGTAATAGCTAGAGCTGTATCTACTTGATTCTGTCTTAGCGTAATTACTAATGATCCAGTTGCAGGTTGAGTGGCTGATGTGCGTACATACCATCTACTAAGTGAGCAGGTCTGTGGCAGTGCATAAATTCTTTGGAACTCATTACCGGTATTGACATAACCACCTCCCGTCAGAGCTGTCATATTGATTGTACCTGCTGGTACAACAGTTATACCATTGAGTCCAACAATAAAAGATGTACCACTACCTTGTCCAGCATATTGTGGAATGTTCAAAGTGCTACCTACTAAACTTGCTGAGCCACCACTTCCAGTAGTAGTCAGTGTGATTGCATTCTGCTTATTATTGAATGTATTCCAATTAGCAGATGATAAGTATCCATCAGTAGATCCAGTTGCCTGAGTGATGCCAATGGTACCACTTGTAGTTATTGTGCCTCCAGTTATGGGTGCAGTTGTAGCCACTGATGTGACTGTACCACTACCTCCCCCTCCTCCACCTGGTATTGTTTTCCATGTACCATCAGCTGCTGCATAGTCAGTAGTAGCTCCAGCTGTATTCGTTGTATAGACTAATTTCTTTGCCATTACACTACCATTGAAAATGATATACCATTAAATACTCCACCTGATGCAGTGGCATTGTTCACCCTTCTGATTGAAAGCTTATCTCCAGCTACAAATGAAATAGTGTGAGCTGTATTCGAGTAAGGTGTAGAGCTTGTCACAGCTCCTGCTGCTATTGTTATAACCAAAGATGTATCTGCACCATTCTTTCTCACTGTTATTACTTGCGCTCCGCTAGCTGGCTGATTAGTGCTGTAATGCATCAAATACATATTTTTCAAACTCATAGCATGTGGTATGATCACTGTGCTTGAGCTTTCATTAGTTCCAGCTGTTAGACCAACCCCTATCCATGATGTAGTACTAGCTGCTATTGATGCAGCGCTCTGAAAGTTCCAAAGCTGACTTGTCAATTTAGTATCTAAGTGATTAAGTGCATCAGATACATTAGTACCAGTCACTTGACTATCATTTGTCACTTGTGATGCATGTAGCTTTTGATGCTGCCACTTATTAGGTGATCCACCATATACCCACACATCATCTGATTGAGGTGTGCCACTTTGGAAATCTATACCATGCACTCTGTGTACTGTTGGATCGGGATAGGTGCCAGTTAGATCACCGCCTGCAGCTCCAGTGGGAGGACCACCGGTAGGAAGTGTATACCATCCCTTTGTACCAGTTGCATCTGTACCATAGTAGTAGTCATTGCCAGGTGTATCTACATCATTGTCAAGCGTGACTGATGTACCTGATAAGTTCAAGCTATCATCAAAGGTCAGCACTCCACCACCTTGACCTCCTCCACTGGTAGGAATGTTCAAGTTGAAGTCTACCGGAACTGAGCAAAAGTCAAAGGTGTAATCAAGCTCAATAGTAATAGTCCCCTCCACTCCAGTCAAGTTGTTAGTGAATGAGTTGAGGAAGGGAGTGATAGTGATAGGCTTTTGCAGGAGTGCATTGTCACCAAACAAAGTATTATTCTCAATGGTAGCAAGCAAGTCCTCAAAGAGCTGTGAGCAGTCACTGATGATCTCTTTCTCATTTTCGGGCTTATCATCTTTATCCCTAACTAGATCAGCAAAGAGAATGTCAAAGGACATCCCTCTCTGACCCTCGTCATAGTTGGTAGATGAGGGTGCGACATGCATCCAGGGATAGGTACATGACTTGCCAATATCTCCCTCTTGGATCGTGCCATAAGTGAAACGATTGATCAAAGGGTGAGCAGTGGCAAAGTCCTCAAATCTTTTAATAATGACATTGTATGTGGTCGTACTTGTACTCATATCTATTAGTATATTAAAGGCTCAAGGGATATTTAACATTGTTATATGACTTCATGTAGCTGATGTGAGCAAAGATTTGAGCAGCTGGTAGGTCAGTGATCATGTTGAACTTAGTGATGTCTCTCTCTGTGAGTTCCTCAATGATATGCCACCATCCATATTGAGATGAGAGTGTAGCTCCTCCTCTATCAGAGTCAGGCTCTCCTCCATCTGTGTCAGCATCTGCTGATCTAATAATCTGAGGGAACTGCTCAGCAAATCTTCCCTGAGCAGACAAAAAAAAACCATAGCACCATTCACATAGGCCATGTCTACCTCTCTAAATAAGTCAGCATTCTTGATGTGGACAGCACTGTCATATTTCTCAATCTCATAGTTATGCATGAACTCTGATACCACTGGCCTATACAAGATGCTCATGATTTTGGGTAAGTTGTTAGTAAAGTCAGACCTCACTAGCTCATTGAGGTCAAGATACTCACCAAAGCTCATAGCTTCTAAGTTGGGATGAAAGCCCATAGTCTTGCCACCCATCTTGATGTACTTCTGCAGCTTGTTCTCATTGTAGCCTTGACAATCCTCTATGAACTTAGTGATCAAGGGTGCAATATCATCCATTGACTTCTCTCTCAGCTCATCCTTTGTGTATCCAGTGACCACTTGTGCCTGCAGGAATACATTCTCTCCAGCATTCTTAAAGTCTATGTACTTACCTAGTGTGATCATATCAAAGAGTCTATTGTGATATTGATACCATTGCCTCCTACCTCCAGCTCAGACTTCTCTACATATCCTCTTTTCTTTCCTTTAGTCTTGAGATAGAAAATACATGCTGTTGGGTT